ACGTATTTAGATTTAATGCAATCATAAACTGCATTAAGAAATTCTCTAGATATAGATGAATCAGCTCCTGAAGTATCAGAACAATATAGAAAAGGAAACCTTCCTAAATGTTCTTTATAAATACTCCAAGCACCATTCTGAGGCGAATCACCAACACAGGATGGACTACCAGTTTTTAAGTAAGAGCGCGCATAAAATTGCGTACAAAAGTCACTTAAACATACAGTAGCAGCAAAGATAACCTCTAAAGGGAAAGCCATAAAGAGACGTGGAGTCTTCTCTATTGGTCTTATTTCATCCTTTTGTGAGCATGTAAGTAATACATGATGAGGCTCGTCTTCACAAGCTGATAAAAAATCTTCAAGGTAGTCGTATAAACCTATTTCTAGTCGACTTTGATAACCTTTAGATTTTGCGGTATAACCTACAGAAGCATCTTTATTCATAATTTTATATGAACTTTCTAATGAAGAGAAAGCGATACTTTTAATAGGTTTTAAGAATATATCAAAAACGTGAGAAATGATATGTCCTTTTAACGGTAAGTCAGGTCGATCGTACTTTTTAAAACGATCAAACAACTCATCCACATCACCAAGTCGTGCTAAACTATAACCACTCCCAAGTTGGGAATTCAATACTAAGTCCTTAGAATAATCTAATTCATTATAGTATTGAGAATAAACAGGCAACCTACATTTATGTAGTGCACCGTAATATGGTAAATAGTCGTACTCCCTGGGGGAACTCTTAAAACTTGAAATTTTAAGGTCCCCGAAGATGGGACGAATTATTAAAAAACCCCAGCCTGTTCACACTGATTTATAAAGTCAGCTGTGAAGGCAACAGATATACAATTTGCTTTACTCTTACGATCAAAAGCAACATGCATACCAATAGGCTTACCAGTAGTAGTATCAAAAACAACAGAACCACAATCACCTGGTTTACTTTCCATTGTTAAACTTATACCGAGGTCTGTCCATTCATATGGAGAGACTTGAAAGAAATCATTGTTAATAATAGACGCACTACCAAACATAGCAGGTATACTAAGAGCAATACGTGGTACTTTAACATTCTCTGTGAGTTTAAAAACACACAGACCATCAAAGGCAGCTTGGTATTTAACTACCATACCTGCAACTTTTACGTCACGATTTCGTTGTTGTACTGCAAAAATTTCCGTAGAAAAATGCAGAGGTACACACACGTGATTACAATTTAAAATTAAACCATAACCAATAGTGGTCATATTCTTAGACAATATGTCCACTACAGAAGATACATTTGTAAATGGCATTTTAATATGCAATTCCAAGTCTTCACGTCGTGTAGGCCCCATATGTAATTGAAAACGAGAATCCCGTTGCTCAGAAGAGCGAGGGTACACAAAATGAGAAGAAGAATCTTCCCTTAAATCGTGTTCTACCTCATCGAGTCCCTTATCAAGATCTTGATAACGATCATTCATCTCTGCGATAAATTTCTCATCAGAGACAAGGTCATAAAGCATTTGCTCATTGTTATCAATCAATGATGCTCCGCCGAAGTCACCGCCAGCTTCTGACCACATTCTCCTAAAATTGTCATCAATAGGCATACCACGTCTTAGACGACTTAAAAATTCGCCAATAAATAATCGTTGGACTTCATTCATATCGTCATAGGCGAAATAAGTTTTTTGTCGTTTAGCAGAACCTAAATACTTAGT